TTTGATGACTGCGATAGCGTGTTCGGAGACGAACTCTCGCTGAACATTCTCAAGGCTGCTCTTGACAGCGGTAAGCGTCGGCGCATCTGCTGGAACTCGGACTCACGCCTTCTGCGTGACGAAGGTATCCCTAACTCGTTCGACTTCAAGGGTGGTGCAATCTTCATCACGAACCTCAAGTTCGAAAATGTCAAGTCCAAGAAGCTGCAAGATCACCTTGAGGCTTTGGAATCACGTTGTCACTTCATCGACTTGACCATCGATACCGAGCGTGATAAGATGCTGCGTATTCGTCAGGTCAACCGCGATGCTGACGGTGGTCTGTTTAAGGACTACAACTTCCAAAACAACGAAGGTGAAGCAGTCCTCGACTTCATGCAAGAAAATCAGAAGCGTTTGCGTGAACTGTCAATCCGTACCGCACTCAAGATTGCTGACTTGGTTAAGATTTCCCCGAACAAGTGGCAGGCTCTTGCTGTTAGCACTGTGATGAAGCGGGGATGAGGAGTAACATGATGCTTAACAAGTTTATGCTTTTCTTTTGGATCACGATGGTCTTGTTTATGATCCTTTTGGGTTATGTAAATTTTGTAACAGGGAATATGCTTCTATTTGGTATTAATGCTGTTACGGTGGTCCTTGCGTCCTTCAATGCACGATGGACCTATAAGAGCATTAAAAAGTGAAGATAACTCATATTCCTCTTGATACTAACAACCGCATGCTTCGCATTGGATTTGGGAAGCATGACGGTCGTTGGTTCGCTAGAGTTGATTTATGGTTTTTTGGAATAAGGGTTACCCCATAATAATAAATGCCTTTCAACAAACTTTCGGGGACTTCGGTCCCCGTTTTTATTGCATTTAGTCACAAACTATGTTAGAATGAGATTATGAAAAACAAAGAACAACTGTTGTATTTCTTCTTGCAAGTAGGTAAGGTCAGCTTAAGTCAGTACGACTACAAGTTCATGGCTAATCTACAGACAATGATCCAGCGTGACCAGCGAGTGACTACTGGGCAGGCTACACTATTCGATAACTTAATCAGTAAGTACAAGAAGCAACTCTCTAAGTTAGGGTTGGATAAGGCTGAACTGAAAACGTTAGAATGGAACTCTACTCTAGTAGAAAGCACTTCTGAATACACTGGTGCTTCTGTCGTCCTCTTGAACGATGAATTGACGTTTCGTGTACCGTTCAACAAGACATTCATTTCTAAGTTTAGAGAAGTGAAGGATAACACATTTGCTTGGGATAAAGAACGTAAGTTATATAGGACTACGTTTTCTACTAGCGCACTTAAAATTACGACCCAAGTGTTGCATAAGTTCTTCCCGTCAGTTAGGTACTGCGATGAACTATCAGCTATCTTGAACTCTTTAGCTGAATTGGAAGCTGGCACTACTGTTTGGAACCCAACACTATGTCAGGTTAATGGTCAATTAGTAGTTGCTGCATGTAATCCAAGAATCGGTGAACTCATTGAGGGATTGGAGCTTTCGTTAGACTCTACGGTGTTGTTCAATCTTAGTCAAATGGGAATCGATATCGATCCAGCTATCATTTCTGATTATCCTAAACTACAATTTGCTGCTAATACCGTGTATGAAGCAGAGATTGTTGATGTAGAAAATGTCATAGGGTGGATGAAAAATATCGGTTGCGAAAATGTTGTGATTGGGCGGGGATTAAGAACCGCATTAAATCAAGAACAGTTAGCTAAGACAATTGAAAAGTATGGCATGAAGCCACTGGGCCCATTGTCATATGGAAAGTTGCCTGATGGAGTTTCTATGATGTTGCAACATACAAGTAGTGTAAATAATCGCAACCCATTTACAGGCACTGTAAGCAAAACCGTCGTGCTTAAAGATTCACGACCAATCGAGGTACAATGAACGAAGTAAAAATCATAATCAAAGACGAAGTTAATGTAAAAATCGAAGGTCTTGAAGTGGGCGACCGTCGAGCATTGATGAAGATGTTCGAGTTTGAAAAGCCGGGGGCGAGATATCTCCCGGCAGTTCGTCTAGGTCGTTGGAACGGCAAGATTAGCTATTTTAGTCTTGGTGGAAGTACCTATGTAAATCTGCTAGAACAAATCATCACTTATCTATATGATAAGGGACATGACATTGAACTTGTGGATTTGCGGCAATCACATGAGAAACTTACGTTCGACCGCATTAAAGAAGATAGCTTTGCAGAGACAGTGTGGCCAAAAGGTCATGAACGTGAAGGTCAGCCTATCGTGCTTCGTGACTATCAGGTTGAGATTGTTAACAACTTCTTAGAGAATCCTCAATGCTTACAGGAAGTTGCAACGGGCGCTGGTAAGACGCTGATGACTGCTGCTCTATCTAAGTCGGTAGAGCACCTAGGACGCTCCCTAGTGATTGTCCCCAACAAGAGTCTTGTTACACAAACAGAAGCAGACTACATCAACTTAGGATTGGATGTCGGTGTCTACTTCGGTGACCGTAAGGATTACGGCAAGACGCATACCATTTGCACTTGGCAAAGCTTGAACAATTTATTCAAGAACACAGCCAACGCGGACGAAGAAACACTTGACGAATTCTTCTTTGAAGATATTGCTTGTGTCATTGTCGATGAGGTGCATATGGCTAAGGCTGATGTACTCAAGACGATGCTCACTGGAGTGTTCAGTAACATTCCCATTCGTTGGGGACTGACAGGAACCATTCCTAAAGACAAGATGGATCAAGTATCATTGCTTGTATCACTCGGTCCCGTTATCGGTAAGCTATCAGCAAAAGAATTGCAGGACAAGGGTGTACTCGCACAGTGTCACGTTAACATTGTTCAGCTTAAGGATAAGGTTGAGTTCACTAACTATCAGTCTGAGTTGAAGCACTTGCTTGAGGATCCTAATCGCCTAGATACAATTGCTGCATTAATCGAAAAAGTGAATCTGACTGGAAACACTCTTGTACTCGTTGACCGAGTGAATGCAGGAAAAGAAATCGTAAGCAGATTAGGTTCCAATGCAGTGTTCGTCAATGGCGGCACTGGTCTAACAGAAAGAAAGGCAGAGTATGATGAGGTTGCCACAAGTGACGATAAAATTATTGTCGCAACGTACGGCGTTGCGGCTGTCGGTATTAATATTCCTAGGATCTTTAATCTGGTTCTTATCGAGCCTGGTAAGTCGTTTGTCCGAGTTATTCAGTCGATAGGCAGAGGTATTCGTAAAGCAGAAGATAAGGACCATGTACAGATTTGGGACGTTACAAGTTCCTGTAAGTTCGCAAAAAGACACTTGACACAGCGCAAGCAGTTTTACAAAGAAGCCAACTATCCTTTCAGTATAGAGAAATTGGATTATTAATAGCTTGACATATACAGTAAAGGTTGATAGAATAACATTATGAGAATACTTACTTTAGAAAACGAAAGTTATAATCTGGAAACACTTCCAGATGAAATCGATGATTTGCTGTTTGCAATTCTAGATAACTCTACCCCAGCAAACGTGGATTATCATTTTATTCCGTTGATCTTTTTAGAATCATTTAACAGTCCTGCACTAGTAATCAAGGTTGCTGATAAGGTTATTAAGATGCCAATCGACTGGCAGATATTGATCGGAGAACAAGAACATGGCGATTTAGAAACGTTACCGCTTTCTAGTTTGAACGATAGGGGATTCAATGCGTTTCAGTTTAATCCACGAACATCATTCTCCCCCTCATTTCTTCCTATTGAAATTTTAGATATCTACCCTGATGTTACTTGGTATGCACCTAGACTCAGAAATGGTCAGTTTTTGTGTGTACCGATTGATGACGGGGAGCAACCGCGGTGTATCTACTTTGTTAAGGAGATTAGTAGAAATTGTGAAGTAGTAGATTATAGTCAGGTGTTTTGACAATGAACAAGTTAATTGCATTCTTAGCAGTAGTGTTAGCTTGGATTCTTATGCCCTTCATAATTGTCGGGTTAATAATTTTTCTTGCTCTCGGTATTTTTTGTGCAGCAAGCCAAGTACTCTACTCTTACATTCTTAGTGAACTAAATCAAAGGAAAAATAATGATTACTGAAACAATTATCAAGACTTTTCAAAAGAAGAACAAGCAGTCAGACGTTATGGGTGTAATTCGTACTCTATATCCAAACGTTGAAATCTCTATCACAAAAAAGAAAGGTAACAAGTAATGAAATATAAAATTGAAATTGATGGACGCGGCGGCGAAGTTGTTATCGGTTCCGTCAAGCGTGAATTCTATGATATCGTTGAAGAACATGAAATTGATTTTGAGGACTATGCATGGAATGACGATTTCTTTGAGGAAAACGATGTAGAAATTGACGAAGATATTCGTCCGTTTCATCCCGGCGAATGGCATGAATGTGATGACATTGCGCACCACACTGGTCCTTCACTAGAAGATTGTTATATCACTGTAATGGATGAAAACGATACTGTCATCTATGATGCACTAACTGCTGCTGCTTTTTTTGATATGGGTGCAGATACAGAGCAGACCGAAGAGGTTTTTCCTCAGGAAACTCTTGAAGACGGTGACGTTTACTTCCTTGGACAGAGCTTTGAGAAAGGTCACTTCCTTTCGTTTGACTGCGAAGATGAAGCGTTTGACCCTAAGAAGCTTGTAATCACTACTGGTGACTACGATGGTTGGGAACTTGTCACTGGCTTGACTTATGCCGGAGAAGAACTTGAAGATTTAGGTAATAGTTCAACTGACGGTAAAGGTTCCGAGTTCCAGCTTATTCTAGTTGAGAAAGACTATTAATGTCATCCTTAGGTCAAGCAAAGTATAACAGAACGATAGCAGGCACTCCGCCCGGTCAAGCTGTATTTAGGCTTGACACTGCTAGAAATCGCAAGGTACAAAAAGAGAAGGAAAAGAAGATGGGTTGGTTAAAGCGCAAGTTCGCACAGTGGTCTCGTGAAGCATGGGAAGAGTCACAGTCGAGAGACGAGGTTTATGCTGTTTCGTCTCGTAATAGCATTGATGCAAGCAAGAGCATTCGCTTCACTATCTATCCGGCATCCGGCGGCTATGTGATTGAACATTACAAGAATGAACGTATGCGAGAAAGTGATGGGCCAACGTTGACTATCGTTAACAACGGGGACAGCATTGGTCAGGCTATTGAACACGCTATTGCAATTGAGTCGTTGAAGGCATAATGGCTAAAGAGAAACTATCAGCAGACGAAAAGTTTGAAAAGATTGACTTTGATCTTTTCGATGCCATTGCGGCAATTGACCGCAAGGACTATTCGTATTATGATAGATTGACGCCTGAACAGCAAAAGAAGTTTGTGCCGTTTATGATGTTGCATTGGATTAGTGCAGTTAAAGGTAGTAAGGATATCCAATCTTATTATCTGCAAAGCACTGAATATCATGCTAACAAGTATATGTTTAACGAGAATGTACAGAAGCATCCTAAGCTACAATGGTTGATGTTGTGTGCTGCAAGCCCGGGTATCGGCAAACAGTTTCATCAATGGATTCCGCATATCCGTGACCGTGTTAGTAAGTTGAAGGAATCTCCTAAGACTAAGGAGATTAAAGACTACTTTAAAAAGGTATATCCTAAATCAAGTGACAATGACTTAAACATCATATCCGAAGTTTTTGTTGACAATCATAAGAAAAAGATGTATCTTGCTAATAGATTCCCCGAATTAAAATTTGATGAGATTGAGTTATTAAGTGAGCTTGTTACAGATAAAGAAATCGAAGAATACGAAAGGAAGCTCGGTAACTAAAACCGAGTTTTCCTGTGAGTTCTGCAATCGTAGTTTCCAGCGAGAGACTACGATGATGAAACACCTTTGTGAAAACAAGCGTAGATGGCAAGACAAAGACCAGCCAGGCAATCGCATTGGATTTCAAGCTTGGGTAGAATTCTACAAAAAGAATACTGCATCTAAGAAGCCCAAAACTTACGTAGATTTCACGAAAAGCGCATACTACATCGCATTCGTGAAGTTCGGTCATTACTGTGTTGACCTCAAGTGCATTAACGTTACTCGTTATGCTGACTGGCTGTTGAAGAATCAGATAAAGATTGATAGCTGGTGCAGTGACACTAACTATACTAAATTTCTAATTGAACATTTGAAGTCCGAAGACCCGCTGGATGCAATAGCTCGTAGCATTGAAACTACTATGACTATTGCTAAAGACTCTGGCATAGAAACTAAGGACTGTCTGCGATATGCTAATAGAAATAAATTGGCTTATGCAGTGACTACTGGTAAGATTAGTCCGTGGATGTTGTATCAAAGTGAAAGCGGAGTTGAATTTCTAAGCAATTTGGATGATAGCCAGCAGAAGATGATTATTGACTATATCAATCCAGAGCAGTGGGCTATTAAGTTTAGACGTAACAATGAAATGGTTGCGCAGGTTAAGGAACTGCTGAATGCTGCAGGATATTGATGCTTACACAGTAGTTCGGCGCGGACAGAAATACTGCGTGAGAGTTCGCGGGGTACTCAACACCACTGACTCGTTTAAGTGGTGTCAAGAGCGCAAGATGAGCTACCATATTAAAATTAAATATAACATTGGCTATACTTGGGATAGTATGGGACTCTATAAAAAGCGTTGGGATTATGATTTCTTTTTTGATACGCCAACCGACGCTACTGCCTTTATTCTAGGGTATCTATGAACAAGTACTTTCATATGGATGTTAAACTGTTTGATACGTGGACTGATCAACTGATTGATAAGTCCTACGATTACAGACAGATTGGTATTTCAAATGAGTATTGCAACCAAATCTCTGAGCCAGAATATGGTCTACGGTTGATTGATTGGCAAGATAAAGCATTTGAAGTGATAGATGAGAACAAGTATCTATTTTTTTTGTTGAGATACCGATGAGGTTTAGCGTCTCTCCGCAGCATATGAAGCCGTTCGTCATTGTAGTTGACTATAAGTTTTATATTGAGAATGAGCAAGAGATTAATAAGTGGGCTAATCAATGTACTCCGGGCTGGGCATTGACAGGCATGGTACTAGAGTTCAAGAATGAACAAGATAGGCTAGCATTTTTATTAAGGTGGGACTGATGTATACTCTGTGCATAAACGATAAGAACAATCAGACTCAACCCTGGTGGTTTAACTTTTTGTTTAGCCTCGAGGATACTGATGTGAAAACAGGATTAAGAAAGTGGGGCGGAAGAATTGAGTATGATAGAAATGGATACAGTGATACTATCATATTCGACCGAGAAGAAGACATAGCATGGTTTATATTAAAATGGACATGATTAAACAACTCAAAGAACGCTGGAAGGGTTACAAAGAGAAACGCTTCTTAGAGTCCTATGGATGTGAGACTTGGCGTGAGTATGAACGCAAGTATGATCCTGATGTTGGTTTCAGAGCAAGATGGGCGCACACATTCTATCACGGCTACCCTAATATACTTCCGATAGATCCTCAGAATTTCATTGACTGGGTGAACGGCGGCAGGCATCCATACCATGAACTAGTTGACAAGATGATGGAATGGTGTGAACAGAATTGTCAAGGTAAGTGGCGCAATGATTGGCACCGTGGCTTTTGGGATGGACACAGCAATTACGAGTTGAACAGCATCAGCGGCGGAGACATAATGTTCTTTGCCTTCAAAGAAGAAAGTGATTACATTTGGTTCAAGCTCACCTGGTAATGAATTACTATGATGAAAAGAATGGATGGGAAGATACTAAGCCAGGTTGGCCCGAAGTAATTATTCCAACACGGCAATTTCGGGAGGCAGTGGACAAACACACTGAAATGTTAACTTGGATATACGATAACATAGGGAAATGTGAACGCCATTGCAGATGGCAGTTTGACAATGATAGATTAAGATACAAGTTTAGATATGAGAGAGATTATGTATGGTTCAAACTAACATGGGGTTAAGACCCTTAGAAGACGATATCATTGATGTAGTCCCGCAGACTCAGAAAATTAAGAAGAAGATTGCGGTGGATGGTGTCTGGGAAGACAGAACTTTCATTCGCATTCCTATTGGTCCAGAACGCATGGGTCCAAGTGAATTAGAAGTCTGGTGCCGCAAAAGATTAGGTGGCCCTAAGTATTTAGGTGAGTGGTTCAAAGTATCGGGATATATAGTTCTGGACGAAAAAACATACGTGCATTGGAAGTTATGTGAATGATTTAACTGAAGGCGAGGGATATCTATTCCTTGAGAACATTATCCCTGACGACTTAATTGATAGTATCAATAGTAAGTTAGATATCCTGTATCCTGTTAGAGCAACTAGCTCAGGTAAAGTATATGCAGAAGGTGATAAAATTAAAGACTTGCCGGACATTAGCTATTGGTGGAGTCAGATGGTCATGGATTGGCCAGAAGTAATCGCCGTCGATAATATCCTGCTGCCGATTATAAGTGAACAGCTAGATAATGCTGTATTTTATGCCAGTGACATTGTAACAATTAACGGTGATACTAAACTAGTAAATCCGCATGTTGACACGCCACATAGATTCAAGCGATGGAATACAGATGAGCGATTGTTAGGTGTGCAGTGCATCGTATCATTACAAGACACTACCCCTGAAATGGGAGCGACGGGTTATGTACCGAACAGTCATGAGCCTGATTGGGATATTGATTTGTGCTACAACGGCGCGTACAACAAATATTTTTGGGATTTTCATGAACAGCAACATATGCCTAAGGGTAGTGTCTTGCTGTACAACTGTAGATTGTTGCATAGCAGTATGCCAAATTATTTACCCGAAAGTCGCCCAATGCTCTTGCTTAATTACCTAAACGGTGATATAGTAGAAGATGTTAAAAAGCTAGATAATTTTTGGAGTTCTAATGGCTAATCATATTATGATCGATATGGAAACACTCAGTACCGACGTTTCCACAGTAATACTTACAATTGGTGCTGTGCGGTTTGACCCTCGCGGTGTCGGCGTAATGGAGAAGCTTGAGCTTCGCCCTACAATGGAAGAACAGACTGAGGTGTTTAATCGCACTATCAGTGATGATACCCTTCGTTGGTGGGGCGAACAAAGTCCCGAAGCTATCGAGGAAGCTATGGGTGACCGTGATCGTATCTCCTATAAGGAAGCGATGGAGAAGCTCTATCAGTTCTGTTGGAATCGCGCCGACAAAGTTTGGTCTAACGGTTCTGGCTTTGATATCGTGATTGCAGAAAGCGCATTTCGTGACCACGATATGAAGTATCCGTGGCAGTTCTGGAATGTGCGTGATTGTCGCACTATCTACGACCTTGCTGGCGTCTCGTTGAAAGACGGCGGACATGTTACAAGTCACAAAGCTGTAGAAGACGCCGAGCGTCAGGCTATTGTTGTGCAAAAGGCTTATCAAAAGCTTATTCAAGCAGGAATGACCCACATTCGATGAAGTTAGGCATGATATGACTATTGAACAAATTGTTTGGGCTACGACTGCAACCTTTGTTTTGGTAATGTTCACCTATCACAAAGCCGGATGGGATAAAATCCGAGACTGCTACGGTCTGTGGTTTACGAAAGAGTATTGGGATCACTTCTATAACAAAGTAGAAGCAGCAAGTTGGTTGGCCAAAGCTGTTATTATTATTCCTGGCTTAATTTTTGGCATTCAGATTTGGTGGTTGTATTTCCTAACTCTCTTAACAAGCCTTACACTTATCTGGGCTTCGAATAAGAAGTTGCTACCCACACTCGTAGCTTTCAACACAATGTGGGCTTGGTTGAGTTGTATGGTTCTTGCTCAACACCTAACGATAGTATGGTAAGTAAACGAAACTCGGAATATTTATATGAGAATTGACTCTGACATTGACATTGATTTAGGTGACCGCGACAAACTGTTAGCAGTCATCAAGCATATTCCTGCGTCAATGCGCAATGTTGATCCTGTACGTAAACATCCAACTGGTGTTTATATTACTGATATTCCATATGATCCGGTACATGACATGGCTGCACTACACTACGTAGACGCAGAAAAAAGAGGATACTTTAAACTCGATTTGCTTAACGTACACGTTTACAATCAAGTACAGAGTGAGGAACATCTTGTAGAATTAATGGGTGACCCTGATTGGTCCGTATTGAAAGACCGCAGCATAGTCGAACAACTGATTCACTTGGGCAATTCATATGACCTCATTCAACGAATGCCGGAACCCATTGATAGTATTCCTAGATTAGCAATGTTTCTTGCTGCGATACGACCTGCAAAGAGACATCTTATCGGTAGAACTTGGAAAGATGTTAACGACACTGTATGGGATAAAGATCAGACAGGATATAGCTTTAAACGTAGCCACGCAGTCGCATATGCTCAACTAGTGGTAGTACATATGAATTTACTAAAAGGACAAAAGAATGATTAGAGACTCTATTGTTGAAATTAAAGACTGGCCAGTGGAGGGGGTAAATTTCAAAGACCTTAGCACTGTGTTGACTAAGCCCGGCGATTTCCGTTGGGCACTAGATCGTCTTAGGATGTTTATGGCAATCAACGAAGTTGATTGTATTGCATCACCGGATGCTCGTGGATTCATTTGGGGCGCGCCTGTTGCTGCTGAACTTGAATTGCCATTTCATATGATTCGCAAGCCGGGCAAGTTGCCGCCCCCGATTATCAGTCAGTCATACGAGTATGAATATGATAGCGGAACACTAGAAATTAAAGGTAATACTGACATTGGTGAAGGTACTAAGGTTGGTATAATTGATGACGTTAATGCTACCGGCGGGACAGCACTAGCAACCATTCAACTATTAAGCAGAATTGGCGTAAGGCCGGAGGATATTTTTTATGCAAGCGTTATTGACCTCACGTATCTCAACGGGAGCAACAAGATTCGTGAAACAGGTGCAACAGTTTTATCACTTGTATCATATGAATCTGATTAAATGGTTAGGTACAACAGGCGTAAT